GGACAGATCCTCCGGTATTTGATGTCGACGGAAACCGGCCGTCCAGCAAGCAAAAGGTGGTTCCTGTCAGCGAAAGGCAAATCGCTGCGTTTAAGGAACGCCTTCATTAGAGCGCCATAGCCATCTAGATTTGATTCTGGAAGCTTGACCTTAACCGCCATGCCCTTGACAAAGGGGCGTTGGAGGTTAGAGTCCCACCCATCGGTATCATAACCGATGAACGAATGACGACCTAGTGCCGAAGATGTTTCGGCGACTCGGGGAAGAGGTATTATTCTCTCAACCAAGTCAAAGACATACGCTGCAGTCTTCCACAAACCATGCTTATAAAGCAGGTTCGCAAAGGCAACAGTCGATATGATCTCGGATGCTTGCTTCCGTTGCGTAGGGAGCATAGTACGGAGTTTAACGATGGAAACATCGTCACCCGACCAATACTCCTTACCGCAAGACTCTCTGAACTTACCAGTCCAGAAAGACTTGTTTGAGTTCACCTTGAAGCCAAAGGCCTCAAGGGAACCGACAACGGAACCCACAAACTCTACAGGGACGACAATGTCGTCCCCGTAGACGCGTACCGAACCCATCAAGGACTTAACGTCCTTTTTGGTAATCCGGCGGCCTAGACCCTTCTGAATTCCAATGAAGACCACCGTTGCGAAAACAACGGCCTCCATCGGAAAACAAAGGGCCGAACCCATAGACGCGAATTTCGAAAGACGAATAATTCGTCTACCGTCAACATCAGCCTTTCGACTACGTGTTGCGTCTACCGCAGCTGCAAAGCTGGGGAAGTTGCGCAACATGCGTCGTACATGCTGATTGGAGACACGATCAGAGGCCTCACTCAAGTCGAGTGTGGCCAGGCTCCCATCAAGGGAGCCTCTACGAGCCATGTCCTGATTAGGGACCTGGCTTGAGTAGTCGATAAGGTTACGAGGGATGTCATGCCCTCGCATAGCCTTCTCGAATATCTCCAAAACGCCCTGCTGCATGTATTGCATTGCAGTGGGCTCGATGGCGATAATTCGAGGTGTCTTCAGCGTTTTAGGAACTGTGATGACCCTAACGGGCACCTCAGCTCCGGGTTCGTGAAAGACAAGACGGTCGTAATCATCAATATATTGATGATACGAGGCGAAAAGGTTCTCCCCAGCGGGGAAGACCTCTTCAAGCCGACTGGTCCAACTCGACTGATTAAACTTTTGGTTTCCCTTAAGTCTATCAGCGGTTGCACCAGGCCCGTGCTTCGGAACGACGTTACCTTCATAGATCTCTCGATCTATGTCGGCAAACATATCGCTCCAGAGCAAGGAGACCATTGCGTCGAATTCCTCATGGAGGGATTCGAAAGCAAGGTCAGCCTTCTTGACTTCCAGCTCACAAGAGAGGTACTTGTCGATAGCGGCTTCTCGACGTGCAGGACTGCACTCGATAGCCATCTTTGCGAACATCAACGTTAGTTGACGAACGCATTGAATTGCATCGACAGAGGCATCCTCTCTTAGAACACCGGAATTCCGGTCGAAGACAAGCTCAAGGAAACCTCCGAATAAACGGGGGAGACCGCCAGTAAAGGCGAAGCCTTTAAACTGGTCGTGAGCGACGAAACCTTGGTCAAGACTTTTTTCGAAGTCCTTACCAAAGTTCGACAGGGTAATCGTAAGAAACGACAACCCCTCACCTTCGACACGCAAAGAGACTGTTTTAAAGTCTCTCTGGGTACTTGTGTGACACCATTCTCCCATTTCAGAGAGAATCTGCTGAAAGAGATCCATCAGGCTTTTCAATTTCTGCTCCCATCGGAGTTAGAAATTCCTTAGCATGATAGCTCAACTAACAGGTGGCGACTAGTGTCGCCCTCTGCTCTTGTTGGACCCACCATTATAGTGGATCCAGCCGAGAACTAGAGTTAGCGTGAACAGACCCAGAAGGATCTGATCAAGCGTCACTTTAGCTCTCACCACCAAGGAACTTGGTGGCCCACGCTGCGTCATTGAGCAGAGCCGTGAGGCTCTGCACGATGGCCTGCTGCTCGGCGATCGAATAACCCCCATTAATGGGGGCATCGACGACGATGTAAGCAGCCATCGAAGCCTGAGTGTTCACCGTGGTGGTGAACGGATCAGGAATGACCTTGGCGTGATCGACACGCGCGAGACGCTGGGCACGCTTCTTCGAAGAAGAAAGCTTGTGCTTCACGTTGATCGCGACGGTTCCATCCGGCACCTGATAGGTGGCGGTGGAACCTGCCGAGCTAACTCGCGGAAGCGAGATAGCTGCGGCGGCGCCGATCTTAAGGGACTGAGGGTCGTTGAGTGCCATGCGAGGATTCCTTTTCAGTTGACTAGCCACATATGTGTCTAGTTATGTTGAGTTGTTGGCATATGCCAAGTCTTAACGCGACTAACGAGGATGAGCCAACGCTACTAATCGTTGATCAACCTGCGAGGCGCCTTGGTAAGACCAAGAGCGCCCAGAATTGCCCACTGCTTCCCCGAGAAAGAATTGGGGTTGCGGGCAAATCCATAGGGGTTCGCTCTGAATCTCTGCTTCCGCGTTGTGCGGAAACTAGTAGAGATCGGAGCCCGGTCCGCTTGGGTAAACCCAAACGAATCCGTGGTCGTTGCGACATACTCAGACACTGTCGTGTTCATGAGGTAGCCGTAACGGAGAACCAGATCATCCGAACTGAACGCCTGAGCATTGGAGACAAGAGTCCCAATGTTCAAGTACCAGTCGAACAACCAACTGAACGGCATAGCTTCCCAGAGGGTCTCCAGCGTGAGCCGGGTACCCATCAGCTTGTTTGCAAGCTGATCTGCTGCACGCAGCTTTCCCCACAGAGAGTCATCTCCGTTGACAAAGTAGCGATAGGCACCTGAGAACCACAATTGGTCAGAACGACGAATTGTGAGCCGTCCCTCCACGCGTGAGTTGTAATACTCACCTCCGTGTGACAGGACCATAGCCCTGAGACCGGTTACGTAACCGAGTTCTGGACCGATAATTAAATCGGTCTTAGAAACTCTGGTATCCGTAGTGGGGGGGAAGTGGTACTTGCGACGAACGTCGCGGCCGGAATCCCGCAAATACTGTTCTATCACTGCGTTAGCAGTGAAGATAGCTTTGCAGATTTCCTGCACATCTCGTACGGTAGGCACAATGCCGAACTGTACCGCTAGATAGTCCTTCCCTGAAGCAGGGACGAACTTCTTGGCGTTACCGCTCATCATTGCCTTGCCGATAGCGAGAGGCGCAGTTGGCAAGTCCTGAAGGAGTTCCGTCAGGGCAATGCCGAGATTCGCGACCGACTTAGTCGGGATCGTCTTGTTGATAGCCAGCGAACCGTAGTACCCAGAGTCAAGAGACTCAGGAACAACGGGGAACTGACGATCGAAAGCACGCTGAGAGCTGAAACCAATGTCTGCCTGATAGGCAAACATGGTTCCATGGAACTCAATGCCTCCAAGTGAATTGAAGGCACGGATGTTCCGATCTCCGAGAGCAGAACCCATTGTACACTTATAAGTGTCAAACGGGTGTCCGCTATCGCCCTTAGCTGAGCGGTTCCTCAGTTCCTGATCTTCGATCAGGGACTGCGGGGACTCAGCGTCAGTCAGTACACTACCTCTATAAGAGGTAGTTTCCTGGGTAAGACCGTAGCTTCGAGAATCCTCGAAGACCTCGCGGCGCATGCCATTAAACATGACTTGACCTCTATAAGAGTAATCAAAGTCACGATGGTAGCGCTTTGAAGTTTTGGTCTCACCCAATTTCAGTTCCTTTGGTTAGTAGTGATGGTAAGACGGGTCCCGTCAATATGTGGCAGGTAGGGGTACACTGTACTCCCCAAGTCGCCTAAAGCGAGGACTATCCGTCAGAAACTGTCTTTCTCAGCAGGC